AAAGATAAAAAAGGATTACGGAAGATATTCACAACTGATTATTATCGAAAAGAGCGGAAACTAGTATCGGAAGAAACGTGGGCTGCGGAGTTCCAGCAGGAGCCATTTGAAGCAAAAGGACGGATGTTTGCAGAGAATGAGTTGAATTATTTTGAAGAACTTCCAGTTGATAGAGAACCAGATGCAATCATGGCTGCATGTGATAGCGCAGACAAAGGGGATGATAGCTGTTCTATGCCGGTTGGATACATATATGGAAATGAAGTATATGTTGTGGATGTAGTATTTGACAACGCTGGAACACAGTTCACAAAACCTGAATGTGCAAATATGCTCATTAAGCATAATGTTAAAACGGTCACATTTGAAAGCAATAGTGCTGGAGAATATTTCGGAAGAGATGTAATGGAAATCGTGAAAGAGCGTGGCGGAAGATGCAGTGCAAGGTTCAAGTTTAATTGTGCGAACAAGATAACAAGAATGGAAAACGCAAGGGATAATATCATTCGTGATTATTATTTTCGTGATTTTAAAAAAATGGATAGGCAAAGCCAGTATTACAAGTTTATGAAAGAACTTACAACCATGACGAGAAGCGGAAAAGTTAAGCATGATGACGCACCTGATTCTATTTCATTGTTTGAAAACGAAATGAGAACAGGAACACCGGCAAAAGTAGAAGCGGCAATAAACCCGTTTAGGAGGATGTAATGGAGACAAAGAATTACCTTGGCCAGATCAAAAGATATGACCGCATGATTGCGAATAAAATTGAAGAAATCAAGAATCTAAGGGCGAGCATATACGGGATGTCGTCATTCTCCTGCGGAGAACGTGTGCAGACTTCCGGCACAAAAGACATTGTTGGCAGCGGAGCACCTAAAATTGCTGATATGGAGTCAGAAGTGCGGACTCTTTCCCGGAAAAGAGAGGAGATTGTCCGGCAGATTGAGAAGATCCCGGATACGGATATGTACGATGTGCTTGCAAAGCGGTTTGTGCTGGACAAAGATTTTAAGGTAATTAGCGTCGAAATCAAGAAATCAAAACGTCAGACGTTTTTCATTTACGATAATGCCATTGATACGTTTGAGAAAATGTTTGGATACATGTACATGGGGGATTAACTGCACCAAAACGCATAAAATAGCATAAAAACGTATATTTTCTTTAAAAAATAAGTGGTATACAATATGATTGTAAAGTTTTAAGAAACTTTTTCTCCCATCGGTAAGAGAGAGCATTGCTGGAAACGGCAGTGCTCTTTTCTTTTGCAGAAATGAGGAAAAAACATGGAATACAAACAAAAAACGATATATTGTCCCCGGTGTGGCCGGAAAGTTGCTACATGGGACGGACGTTCTTCTGTTCCGGTGATCGGCAGGTGTAAGAAGTGCAATAAACGAGTTGTCTATTACGTAGACAATGGAGAGACAGAAATTAAAGACATCCCGCAGAGAAATTGTTCTTCCGGGGTTACTTATATGTAGGTGAAAACATGGATTTTGCAAGAAACACAATGTATTTTCAAGACCTTGTAAAAGGAAATTATGGACGAAAAATTGCATATACGGATGCTGAACGAATCACAGATGACAATGTGGTGAAGATAATTGGACAGTGCATTGGTGTTTTTTATGGCAATAAATCAGCAATAAGATACCTGTGGCGTTACTACAAAGGAGATCAGCCGGTGCTTTACCGGACAAAGGTTTCCAACGAGGACATCACAAACAAAATCCTTGAAAATCATGCGTATGAGATTGTCCAGTTCAAAGTAGGTCAAACATATGGCGAGCCGGTTCAGTTCATCAGCAGGAAAGACGATGATGCGATCAACAATGCTGTTGATGAGTTGAATGATTTTATGACGGATGCCAATAAGCAGGAGAAAGACATAAAGTCCGGTGAATGGCAGTCCGCTACTGGCACCTCTTTCAAAGCTATCCAGTCTAAGGAAGGTGAAATTCCGTTCAGAATCACAGCACCTACACCGATGAATACGTTCATTATTTACAATCGTACAACGGAAGAACCGATGCTTGCGGTGCAGGAATTAAAGGATGAGGACGGCAGATATTACAAACTGGCATTTTCTGAAACAATGTCTTTCAAAATTGTCAACAGTAATGTCGTTAGCTCAAAACTACATACCTATGGCGGAATCCCGATTGTAGAGTATCCGAACAATCACGAACGTATTTCTGACATTGAGCTTGTTATTTCCATGCTTGATGCAATCAATAATATGCAGTCTAACAGAATGGACGGCATCGAACAGTTCGTCCAGTCGTGGATCAAATTTGTAAACTGTGATGTAGACGAAGAACAGTTTGCAAAGATGAAAATGAACCATGCCCTCGTCGTCAAGTCCATCAATAAGGACAATAAGTCCGATGTGGATATTATGACGCAGGAGCTTAACCAGACCCAGTGTCAGGTGGCGAAAGATGATCTTTGGGACAATGCATTATCCATTCTGGCAATTCCTACTAAGCAGAGTAATACCGGCGGAGACACGCAGGGAGCCGTCGAATTACGTAACGGCTGGGATTTCTCAAAAACCCGTGCAAAATTGAAAGACCCAATTGTAAAATCATCTGAAAAACGTCTTGCCACAGTTGTTCTTAATACTCTTCGGGTATCCGGAAACGATTTAAAATTGTCTATCCGGGACTTTGATGTGCAGATCAACCACAGTCCGCAGGACAACATGTACACCAAGTCCCAGACGCTCTTACAGCTCTTGCAGTGCGGTATTCACCCGATTGTGGCTATTAAGACCGTTGGCTTGTGGGGAGATGCAGAAAAGACATTCATGTTGTCAAAACCGTACCTGGATAATCTGTGGAAAACCATAGATGATGTGGAAGAGCAGGAACGCAAAGCACAAGAGATTGTATCAAAATTAAATAATCAAAACCCAACAAATAAAGCAGTCACCGAGTAATCGACGGCTGTTTTTATTTTATAAAAATTCGCAAAGTTGTGAGCGTAAAAATCAACAATGCTATCGGTGTCGTTGCACCGTAAAAAAACGTAAAGCATATCGGAGGTAATCATGAAAAGAGAAGATTTAGTGGCTATGGGAATCAGCGAAGAAAACATTGAAAAAATCATTGCTGATTACGGAAAAGCAACTCAGAAAGCAAATGCAGACCTTGCTGCTCTTAGGGAGAAGGCAGGAAAAGCAGATGATCTTCAGAAAAAACTGGATGATCTGGAAGCTGGGCAGTTGACCGAAATTGAAAAAGCCAACAAAGCTCTGGAAGAAGCAAATAAGACTATTGCTGACATGCAGAAGTCTAATGCCATCAGAGATCAGAGAGAATCTGCTATGGCCAATTTCAAAATAACTGCTGAACAGGCAAAAACCATCGTGAAAGACGATGGAAGCCTTGATTATGCAGAGCTTGGAAAGATTATGTCCGAAAAAGAAACCGCAGCAGCACAGGCGAAAGAACAGGAGATTGCCAAAAATCAGGATATTCCTGGCGGCGGCGCTGGCGGTGATAAAGGAAAGACAGAAGCGGAAAAGACAGCAGAAGCTATTGGTAAAAACCTTGCTGGAACGAATAAAGCCGCTGAGTCCATTGTAAACAGCTATATAGGAGGTTAAAAAGATGAAATTTACAGAGTCAACTGTAACAACTCAGAAAGAAATTCTGAAAAGACGTCTCGGAGGGGAGCTTTTCGAGGAAATCACTCTTGATTCTACTGCATTCACAAATGGTGTCTGCAAAGCAGGTAACCCTATCGACGCTACTGGAAAAAAAGTAAATGCAGCATCTTCTGACGGGGCAGCCGTAGGTATTTTGCTTAATGATGTGCATGATTCTAATCCTAACGGAACCATCGTAAAAGCTTTTGCTTGCGTAAACGAAGCGAATGCGAACGCAAATGCTGGAATTACGATTGCATCAGGAGTCAAAACAGCATTACCGCTGATTGTATTTGAATAAGCAAAACAGGTCGTAAAAATTTGCGACCGCTGACCGAAAACAGTTATCGGTAGAAAGTGAGGAAATAATGAACATTAGAGACGCTTATAATTCAAAAGCGATTGCACTTGTGCAGACAGAAGTAGCAAGTAACAAAATTGCTTACCTTGGAGCTGGACTCTTTCCGGCTAAAAAGAAAATGGGTCTTGATCTGAAATGGATTAAGACATCCAAAGGACTTCCGGTTTCTTTGGCTCCGTCCAATTTTGATGCGGTATCCACTCTGAGAAGCCGTGAGGGATTCAAAATTACAGAAACCGAAATGGCATTTTTCCGTGAGTCTATGCTTATTAAGGAAGCAGATGAACAGGAAATCATGCGTGTTAAAGACAGCACAGACCCGTATGCAGCAGATGTTCTGAGCAGAATTTTCGATGATGCAAATACCCTGATCGACGGCGCGAATGTTGTTCCAGAGAGAATGATTATGCAGCTGCTTGCACCGGCTGATGGCTCACCGAAGATTTCTATTCATGCAAACGGTGTAACCTATGCTTACAACTATGATCCGAATGGAACATATAAAACCAAAAACTTTGCGGAACTTCAGGAGACAACTGACAAGTGGTCTGATACCACAAATTCTGATCCGCTGGATGATGTGTCCGTTGCTCTGGATGCTGTAGAAGCAGAAACTGGCGAGAGACCTTCTATCATGATTGTTTCCAGAAAGACCATGGATTATCTGAAACAGAATACAAAGATCAAATCTGCAATTCTGGCTCAGAATGTTACTGCCAACGTATTCATGACAGACAATCGTGTAAAAGAGATCTTTTCCAGCGAGCTTGGAATCAGCATCATCGTGTATTCCAAACAGTACAAGAAAGAGGACGGAACAGCAGCTAAATTCTACCCGGATGGTTTTGCAACTCTTATTCCGTCTGGCGCACTTGGTAATACCTGGTACGGAACCACTCCAGAAGAGAGAACTCTTATGGGAAGTGGAGAAGCAGATGTATCCATCGTAAATACCGGTGTAGCAGTAGCAGTTACCGTTACAAATGACCCGGTACACACAAAAACTACTGCATCTGAGATCGTTCTTCCGTCTTATGAAAGAATGGACAGCACCTACGTTATCAAGTGTTACTAGGAAGGGGTGGACTTATGGTTTTTGATCATAAAGTCAAATATAAAGGCAAATGGTATCTTCCTGGTGAAGAAATCGAAGAGGTAGAGGAATCTGCCTCTTCTTTGCCTTTTGAGAAAGCACATACCAAAACGGAGATTAACAGAATGAGCGTTGATGATCTGAAAGCTCTGGCGGCAGAGAATGACGTTCCGGGATATGAGGATATGACTGGTACGGCTCTGAAAGAGTATTTTATCAATATGCTCAATTTGTAGGAGGTTATCCTTATGGCATACACGATGGTTGAGCAGGTGAAAATCCGGTTAAAACAATTTCATATTGATGCGGACGATTCTGTTGTGTTTGACCATAAAGAAGATAATCCTCTGATTGAGCAGTTGGTTGAGCAGGCACAGCAGGAAGTAACGAGCAGACGGATGTATCCGAGCAGTTATACGCAGGAACAGATTGACAGTGATATGAAGAATTATGAGGGAGTCATAGTTAATCTTGCTGTGTATGACAAGTCACAGGCAGGCGAGGCTTACATGGCTACTTACACTGAAAATGGCGTGAGCAGGGCATGGAAAGACCGGGAAAATCTGCTTGTCGGTGTATATCCGTTTGTGAAAGCACTTTAACCTATCTGCCATGAGCAGAAAAGGAATCCGGTTCTTGCAATGCATTTACCGGTTTTTGAAGATTGTGCGTTATCATTTTCGTGATGTCACGAAAATGATAACAGGGGCGTGCTATAGGTGGTGGAGGGCAGCACGCAAATTATAATAGGAAGGCGGTATATGATGTGACGATACAAGTATCGGCAGCAATCATTATAAGCGTGTTATCACTGAGTTTTTCCGTCTTTATGGGTCTGAAAAGTGATAAGCGGACAGACACAAAGGATATTGAAGAACGTGTAAAAGAAAATACACGCATTAACATGAAACTGGATGCAATATCGAATAACACAACCGAAATCAAAAACGAGGTTTCCGAGATGAGGAAAGAGATCAATTCCCATGATGGAAGAATCGTCAAGGTTGAGGAAAGTGTAAAGTCGGCGCATCACAGATTGGACGGCTTGGAAGAGCGTCTTAATGAGCATAAGGAGGTATAGATTATGGACATCACACAGATTGGAACATCTTTGGCAATCATCGTTATCTGTTATCTGATCGGATTGGGAGCTAAAACTGTTCCGAGCATTAAAGATAATCTTATTCCGGTTATCGTCGGAGTGTCCGGCGGAATCCTTGGTGCAATTGGAATGTATGTTATGCCGGAGTTTCCGGCAAGTGACATTATGACAGCAATTGCAGTTGGTATTGTGAGCGGTCTGGCCAGCACCGGAGTAAATCAGGTCTACAAACAGGTAAAGAAAGATGCTTGACATCAATAAGCAGTTGATGAAGTATTCACAGCACGGTCAAAAAGTCACCATCTATGAAAAAGATGATGATGGAAACATCAAATACTACGTGGATGGTGACGGTAACAAAATTCCTTTGATTGCAGATGAGAAAGTTGGTTTTTCAGAACCAAAAGAGTTCTATGCCAATATCAGCAATAAGTTGAGCGAGGTTCTGGTAAAAGAGTTTGGAGTTGACGACAGTAGCACTTATGTCCAGATCGTTACCGATAAAGGATACCTTCCTTTGAAAGCCGGTGATGTGGTCTGGAAGAAGTCAGAAATTGTTTACGACGAAGATGGACTCGTGGACAGCACAACAGCTGATTATGAGGTTAAGGGAGTTGCTGACGAGGGTATGACCGTTGATCTGTTTTTGCTCCAGAAAGTTGTGAAGTGATATGTCAAAAACCATTTCAGTATCATTGTCAGAGAAATCATTCAGGGATGCATCAAAAGAGATTTTGAAGTACAAAAAAGAAATCATTGCGAAGTGCCGGACGTTTGCGGAGCGTCTGGCAGAACGTGGGGTAGAAATTGCTCAAATGAAAATCCAAAGCCACAATGCTATTTATACCGGCGAACTGTGGGCGAGCATACAGAAGACTCCCGGAATGGTTTTGAAGTATGGTAGTACCTACATCGTCTACACGGATTGTCCGTGGGCGAAATATGTTGAGTTTGGTACTGGTATTACCGGTTTGCATAATCCTCACCCGAATGCATCTGTATCAGGTTGGAAATATGATGTTAATGAGCATGGGGAATCCGGCTGGTTTTACTACAGAGACGGAGAGTGGCACTGGACAAAAGGAATGCCGTCCAGACCGTTCATGTACGAGACCGATCTGGAACTGATACTGGAAATTTCAAAGATTGCAAAGGAGGTGTTCGGCAATGGCTAGTGGTAATCAATGGGCATTTGATATTGAAACCAATGTGTTTTCAAAAATCTATGCTCAACTTCATGAGAAGTATCCAAAAGCACTTATCACTCGTGATGAGCAGTCGAGCACCACACCTACATTCCCAACGATTCTTATACAGGCATTAGAGCCGGTAGAACGGAATCCAGATCTGGAAACACAGATCAATAGTGTGTTGTTCAGCACACAGATCAAAGTAACTACAAACAAAGACAGAAGTACAGCCATGAGCATAGCAAGCGAAGTGGCAAAGCGTTATAAGGATTTATCGTTTCAGTTAATCGGAATGCCTTATTGCCGGAAAGAAGATAAACTGTGGGCAGCTACATTCCGTGCAAGACGAACATTAGATTGGAACGACAGATTATAAAGAGCAGCAATGCTCTTATTTTTTTACTTATTTTTAGGAGGTAAGAATTATGGCAACAGGCTTAAAAAGTAGAATTGCTTATAAGGAGCCGAGTTCCAGTGCAGTAGCAGGTGCTTACTGGGCAGGAACTTACAAACTGCTTATCAGAGCAAAATCAATTCCTTCCCCGTTCGGCTCCCAGAACATGGTTGACACTTCCACTCTGGAAGACCTTGTTGAGACTCAGGAAATGGGAAGACGTTCTGCTGGTTCCATGGAAGTTGAAGGTGCTTTTGAGAAGAAGTACAAAGATGAGATGGTGCAGAACGAGGGCAAGAAGCTCGATTTCATCATTCTGTACGGTACGGACGGAAAAGGTTCTGAAGGTATTTGCGGATTCATTGGGCAGGAGGCTTTTGCTCCCGGTGAGGCATCTGATGATCATCTGACTGGTACCGCTACGGTTTCCGTACAGACCGTTCCGAAATGGATTGAAGATGACTATGATGTTGCGGTAACTGAGGATGAGAACGGTTATCCGACTGCGATCACCCTGACAAAAAAAGGGTGAGCCAGTCCTTAAAATCAAGAAAAGCCGTTATGACTGGCTACAATGACGAAGCGGCTGAGTCAGAAGTTGATATGTGGTAAAAGTGAAATGTGGGGCGGTCTACGGACTGCCCCCTTTCCTATAACAGATTCATGGAAAGGGAAAAGAAATGAAAGAAATTACAGTTAATGGAAATGACTACAAATTAGAGTTTAGTTTTGAAGCGGCAGAAAGAAAAGACTTTGTGTCTATGATGTTCCGTATTGTCTCCGGTGCAGCACTTCTGGAAGATGCGGCTGACATGGAGAATCCGACACCTAAAGACATGATTAACGGAACAATCAACATGGTATCTGATATCCCGCATATCTGCCGTACCGGATTTTTTGTCGGTCTGATGGAGAATAATCCGGTTCCAGAGGCAGAAGCAAAAGCTCTGATGAAAGCATATATGAAAGAGAATAAAATCGGTTATGCAGACCTGTATGAAGACCTGCGTAAATGCATGGAGGAAGACGGTTTTTTCGAGCTGTCCGGAATCACCAAAATGCTGAACCAGATGGCAGAGAATCAGAAGTCGAGAAAAGTGCCGCAGGATCACAAGCAGAAATCAACTGGCACAAAATAATCTGGGAAGAATACTTCCCGGTGGCTTTTTCCATCGGAATTTCAATAGAGGAGTTCAAGCACCTTAACCCTACGAAACTTGGATATTGTCTGAAAGGCTATGCAATCCAGGAACGTAGGAAGGATGCACAGATGTGGGCATGGTTAGGAAAATACGGCTTGTCTGCCGTGGCTACAGCCATTGAACATAATTTTGCAAAAAATCCGAAGTCCAAATACATTGAAAAACCGATGCTTCAAGACGAAAAAGAAAATACTTCTGGTAACACCGAGTCAAAAGAGGAATGTGCTGTGTATGAAATGAAGCAGCGAATCAATCTTCTCCGGCAGCAAGGTTTACCAGAAAGTCCTGATTAGGAGGAAATATTATTATGAGAATTAACGTACATGCCGGACATAACCCGGCAGGAAAAGTAGCTTGCGGAGCAGTAGGACTTATCAATGAGTCAACCGAGGCCAGAAGAGTAAAGGATGAGGTAATCAGTCAGTTCCGGCAGCTGGGACATACGGTCTATGACTGTACCGTGGATAATGGCACGGGACAGAAAGACGTATTACAGAAAATCGTGAAGAAATGCAGACTGCATGAAGTTGATCTGGATGTATCCATCCACTTCAATTCCGGTGCGAATGATAAATCTGGCAATGGTAAGACAACCGGAGTAGAGGTACTGGTCTACTCTGCTTCCAGCAAAGCAAAAGTCTATGCTGAAAAAGTCTGTGCTGCTATTGCAAGATTAGGCTTCCGGAATCGTGGTGTAAAGGTAAATTCCAGTCTGTATGTGCTGAAAAATACCAAGGCACCTGCAATGCTGGTTGAATGCTGCTTCGTGGACGATAAGGACGATGTGAAACTTTATAATTACTATGAGATGGCATCCGCTATCGTTTACGGAATCACCGGTGAGAAAGTCTCTGCGACCTCTGAAACCGAAAAGGCAGATGCAGGTGAGGAAACTACCACTGGCAATCCGAAAGCTCTTTACCGGGTGCAGGTGGGCGCATACGGGGTAAAGGAAAATGCGCAGGCAATGGCAGACAAACTGAAAAAGGCCGGTTTTGATGCGGCAATCGTGCAGGCATAATTTTAGTCTGATTTTATGGGGGCAGTAGGTGTCAAAGCTTACTGCCCTTTTTTGCTTATAACGAGCAACCGGACACCGTTTTAGGTGTTCGCTAACCATCTAAAAACTAATGGTGGAGGTGAAATAAATGGCAGCAACCACGATTGATGATCTTCAGATCAAGATTGAAGCGGATGCGAAAACTGCTTCTGATAAGCTGGATGCACTTGCTCAAAGCATGGTGAAACTGGCATCAAGCCTGAGCATCAACGTTGGCAAGATGTCTGGTGTTGCTATTGGACTTAATAGCATTACCAGAGCGTCACAGAATCTTAATTCCAGAAATATAACAACATTGGCAACTGCTATGGGGAAAGTAGCAGGTGTGGATTCTGCTCAGATTTCCAGAGTAGCTGGTTCTATGACGCAGCTCAAGAACAGCGTTTCTGGCGGCTTTAATACCGATATGACCGGAATAGTAAATGTTGCTGATTCGTTGTCAAAACTGGGAGGTATAAAAGCTACACAGGGCGCGCAAAACCTTGTGCTCATAAAAGATCAGCTTGCTCAATTTGTACAGGGCATGAACAGCGTAGGAACATTTACGTTTGACCCAACCGGACTGACCAACACAATTAAAGCTATTGCGAAGCTGGGCGGAAAGACCGCAACGCAGGCAACAGCAAATCTTCCGAGCATTTCTGCTCAATTGCAGAATTTTGTCCGGCAGATGAACCAGATTGGCTCTATGTCGTTTGACAACAAGAATCTGACCGACCTTGTAACGTCCATAGGCAGGCTAGGAAGCGTTGCAAGTGGGAGAGCGGTAAATAATATACCTTTGCTTGCAAACAACCTTAAATACCTGTTTGAGACGCTTTCGAAAGCACCATACATCAGCCAGAACATTATCCAGATGACCACGGCACTGGCTAATCTGGCACGTACAGGAGCATCTAGTGGTACTGCGGCAAGATCACTTGGGACAAGTCTTTTCTCATTCTCAAAATCTGCCGGTAACGCAAGGAAGAGTGCATTTTCTTTGGCAGGTGCTATCGGTAAGTTTTACGCAACTTACTGGATGGTCATTAGAGGACTTGGACTTTTCCGAAATGCTATTGACATCTCATCCGATTTAACAGAGGTTGAGAACGTTGTCCGTACCACGTTCGGAAATATGGAGTACAAGGTTAATGACTTTGTGCAGAACTCCATTCAGCAGTTCGGTATGTCCGAGCTTTCCGTTAAGCAGTATGCCAGTACATTCCAGGCTATGGGAACTGCTATGGATGTCGGCGGCAAACAAATCGAGAACGCAAACAGGTTCTTAAATGGTGCCACAGACGGATATATTGGATTGTCAGATTCTATGTCCGATGTGTCTTTGAATCTTACTAAACTGACTGCGGATATGGCATCTTTCTACGACAAAGATCAGGCAGATGTTGCCAAAGACCTGCAATCTGTATTCACCGGAATGGTAGTTCCGCTACGTAAATATGGACTTGATCTGACGCAGGCTACTCTGAAAGAGTGGGCAATGAAGAACGGCATGGATGCTGATATTAAGTCCATGACGCAG